AGCACCTGATGATGGATTGTTAGAATTTCAAAAAGATGATTCTTATTTGAACGATGGTTTTACTATCACAATGTGGGTAAAATTTGTAAGTAAATCATCAGAAGGAACTCTTTTTAATTTTGGAAATCCGTTAGTAGATGGTGGTGTGGGATTTAGACTTGATACAAAGGTAAACGAATTTGAAGGAAAGTTTTATAGATACATCAGATTAATGGTTAGAGATAACGATAATTATTTTTATGATAACCATTGGGGACATGTTGATGTGAGGAGATTTTCACAACGAAGTATTGGTACAAATGCAGATCCTTATGATGTACCTGGTAGGATACATAAATTTTTTCCAAATGTATCTACTGATAAATTAGACGAGTGGTATTTTATTTGTGCTACATATAATCCATTTGTTTTAGAAAGGAACAGACCTACTGCTGAAAACCCTAATGAGTCTTATGATAATTCATTTCCATATTTGCTTAATCGTAACTATTGGTTAAATCATGTTGATTATGATACTGGTGAGATAGTTTCTTTTAGTGGAGAGGGTGCTAGATGTAAAGTAGAACTAATAAGTCGTACTGATTTATTAAATGCACGAGGATTTAAAGGAAGTTCATTCAGTATATCAACTTCGTATTCAGCGGTAAGTGGTAGCGTAGATGTGAATGGGGATATAGATTTTACTCTTACTGATATATATCAAGACCCGTCTTTACTTGATGACCTAAATGAAGATGGTGACGACTCAGGTGATGATAGTGATGATACAACACAAGGTAATCCACCAACTGCTGGATTTACAAAAGCTGATAGGGATTGGACAACTTTTGAAGTAACGGACATTCAAG